AATCATCGCCACACTGGCGGTTTTCTCACTCACCACCTCGGCCACGGTTTCATCGAACGAGCGCGCCAGTCCGAACAGCCGGGCTTGCACGCTTCTCATCTGGCCGATGCGATGCACCCGCTTCAAAGCCTGCGCATTCATTCCGGGAGACCAATCTTGTTCAAGAAGGTCTATGTGCGCCGAAGCCGTCAAGGTGATCGCCGTTCCGCCCGCGCGCATATTCAGGATCAACACCCGAAAATCCGCGTCGGCCTGGAATTGTTCGATGTAGGATTGCCGATCCTTCTCAGGCGTATCGCCGTTGATGATGCCGCACTTGATACTGTGCTGCCACAGATAGTCCCGCACCGAGATCAACGCCCGCTTGTGCAAGCCGAACGTCACCATCTTGTCCAAACCACCTTGAAGCTCGCCGAGCAACATGTGCGCGTAGGGCAGCGCCTTGGCCTCTCCGATCAACCGGCGCAATGTGGCAATGTGGTCATCGTCCAGGCCGGATAATCCTTTGCCGGCGCGAAGCGAGTCGAGGATACGTGTGTCTAGGCCGGGAAACTGGAACAGGAACTCAGCGATGGCAGCCGTGTCGCCATCCACCACGGCGGTTGTCAGGAACACCGGGGGTAACTGAAATCCGACTTGATCGAGGGTGCGGCGGATCGAGTTGTTGGCGATCATGGCGTGAAGCTCGGGAAGCATATCGACCTTGGGCGTGTGCGCCGCCGAATAGGTTTTCTGCCGGGAGTGGAAATAGCGGTCAATGAACTGGCGCTTTGTCAGGGCCGTGGCGCGGCAGAATTTCAGGAAGGTGTAAATGTCGGCGCTGTCGTTCGGGGCCGGCGTGCCGGTCATCCACACCGCCCTGGCCGCCCATTGGACGATACCACCAACGCCATCGGAATGCCGGCCGATCACCGCTTTGGTGCGCTTGGCATCTTCATCCTTGATCGCGTGGCCTTCGTCAATAATGACAAGATCGAGCACTTCGCAGGCGTCCATAATCTGCGGGCGAAACTTGGTTGCCATTTCATAGGACAAGGTGATGATGTCGAATACACCCCGCTGCCACGCGAGCAAGTCGTGGATGGTCAAGCCTTTCACGATCCGCCGTGGCCAGTGGGAAAACTTGGCCCACTCACGCCGCCACATTTCGCGGGCCAGGGCGGGGCAGATGACGATGATGCGCTTGTCACCCCGGAGATCGGCCGAGCGGATCGCTTGGGCGGACTTACCGATTCCCATAACATCTAACAGGCCGCTTCGTTCACGGCTGGCGATGAACTGCGCGCCTGCTTCCTGATAGGGGAAGAGGCTAAGTGGCATCGCCACCCTCCCCTGCCGGCGGCAGCGCGGGCGGCTCGCAGGGACCAAGATATCGGAACCCCCACGCCGCCATAGAATCAGGAGCGCCCATACCGTAACCGTGCCGCCATCCCCAGCCGGTGCCTTCATCGCTGAATGGATTGCACCACTCCCACGGAGTCGGTTTCTCTGCCGATCCTATCAACCAATGCCACCGCTTCCCCCGATGCTCGGCCGGCGGTTCGCAGCGCGGGGCGGTCATTCGTAACCCCACGAACTCGCAATACGACAGAACTCCGCATACCGTGCGTGATCAGGATGGCCGGGATCATCCTTCGGCCCAGGCTGGCTGGACAGTTTCGACAACGGTGTTCCGATCTTGCCGTCTGCGCGCGGCGGTGCAGGTGGGATACCGACATCATCATCCATTGGCTCGCGCGGGTATTCATGCTCAGCGAACCCAAGCCCGCAGGTATCACAGGACCAGCCTGCGACAATCCCGCACGAATAGTCGTCACCTTCATAGGTGTCGCTGATATCAGCGTCGCATTTCGGACAGCGCATCGCCATCACCCTCTCCCCATCGCCGCTTCGAGCGCAGCGCACATGTCGTGTCTTTCGACATTGGTAAACGGCCCATCGTCGTGGGAGCAGCCTCGATAATATCGTTTCAACGCCCGCTCCACCATCCCGTCATCCACCACGCGCAGCCGCGCTACATCGGCGCAGAGGCGGGCGAGTTCGGACAGAACGCTTTCAATGTCTCCGACTCTGACAAAAGGCGTCTCTTCGCGAACCAACATCCACAACCGCGCCTCGGCCTGCTGCAACGGGGTCATGGCGCGGGGTCCGGTATGGGAAACTTTGCAGGCGCCATCCATTCGTCCATCTCCTCGGCGCACCGGCAGGTGTCCTTGCCTTCGCACCGCTTTCCGAAATGAATTTCAGGCGCGCACTCACTGTCGAACTGCATCATGCGAAACCATCCCGCCCGCAGCGTTGCCACTTCCGCCCGCGACGCGGCGAGGTCGGCGGCAAGGGCGGTGATGGCGGTGGCGTGCGCGTCCGAAGTGACACGAACAATATCGTCGCGCAATCTGCCTAGACGCTGGCGCAATAGCCATGTTTTGCCGCCGCCCGGAAACCCATTATCCGCGAGATAAATATTGCAGAACTGTTCGAGCGCCGCTGCGGCATCCACCTCCGCACGATCCCGCGCCTCGTCGGCGAGGGTGAGGGGGTTAGGTTGGGTCATGGTGCAAATCTCCTGCATTGCCACCAAAAGTCTGCACCACCATCAAGGTAATGGTGCTTGCAAATCCGGCGCTTCCATATGCGGCGCAACCACACTAAGCCGCCATCATATGTTTCGCGTGGCAACCACGCGAACGACTTGATCCAAGGGCCGCATGGATCGCCGAACACTGGAACGAAATCACTTGCGCTCCGCGAGAATTTCGTAAACTGGTAGATACTCATCCCCCGTCTCCCCGCGCTGCGGCCAGGGAGGCGCGTATCAATTTGTCGGCGAGTTTCTTTGCTCGCGGCGTTAGGAAATGCGCCGCGTAGTAAGCAACGATTATCTCGCGGATTGACGGTTCGTTCGTCGATGCGCCGATGTTGTGGGAAGCGTCGAACACGACACGCCACTCCGCGCGCTGCTGGGGCGAGGGGGTGGTCATGGCCAGTTCCTCGGAGTTGTCACAATTGCCAACCACAAAAGGAACAATGCGCCGACACCGCCGCCTATTGCTGCGAGAACATACCACATCACCCGCGCTCCTTCTCGTCGGCGAGGCGGTCGAGCAAGGCGGCGACGGCCAAGTATCCTTTGTCGTTGTTCGACTCGGCATAGCGGCGCATAAACTTGGCGCTACTCCGCAAATCCTCCACACTCGGCTCCGGTGGCGCGGGCGGGTCGAGCGCGTCGGCGGCGGCGCGGAGGGCGACGCATAGCAGGTCCATCTCTCCGCGCTTTGAGGGCGCGCTGTGTTCGCGCCAAGGGCGAGTGGCTATTTGGTCAGCGCAGCTTCTAAGTTCTTCTGCCGTCAACCCGCCAAACCCCGCCGCGCACCCCGGCAGCAGGGCCTCGCGGGCGAGGGTGGGGATGTGGGCGACAACAGCTTGCGCAGCGCGGTAAGACTGACGCGCGGTTATCTCTGTGTGCAATGCACGCAAAATCACCGTCGCTAACTGGTTCACTACCACAATCACAGCACACTCCCCTAAGTTGTCGCCCATTCCTCTACCTGCCACATGAACGCCTCACGTCCTTGCAGCAGATTGAGCCTCACCGACACCCGCGCCGGATGGATCAGGTGAACCCACCGATCCCCTTCAAACTGGACCACCGACCCTGGCGGCAAGGCCACCAGGGCGCGAAGGTTTTCTTCACGGATGGCGGGATCGTCAATCATGCCTTGAGGTGGTCCCCACCATACATCGCCAGCATCCCCGCCTCCGCACGTCCATCGTGCGGCACCCGACCACCCGGAGGCACGAACATCCCACGTTGCTCCGGGAACAACGCCAAAGCCCGTTGTATGGCCTCTTTCTTGTCAGCAGGCACGCGCATCGCCCGCTTCCACGCGGCAGCTTGGACGACCTCCAAGCGCAGCTTCAAGGCCACGCACGCCATCACCAGCAAACCCATGCCATACCCGGCCGTGACGCCACCCATGTCCCCTGGCCTCGACGCCACCTGTTCAAGCACCACAAGGTCCACACCGAGGGCGTCGAAGCCCTCCATCATGTCGAACAGCTTGACGCTATCGACAACATGGCGTTGCTTCGCAGCCTTGCCGATCTTGCGGAGATAGACCGGCATGGCCTCGATCTGGACAAGCCGGCGCGACTCGCTGGTATAGAGGGCAAGCGCGCCTGACAGGCCGGGGTCGATCCCGAGCACGACCATCAGGACAGGTGCTTGCCGTCAATCCTCGCCTCGAAAGGCTGGCCACGCAGGTAGCTCGCTGTCCGCTCCAACCCCAACGCGATGTTGCCGCGCAGGTGGCCGTTGTCCTCCCGCCAGCCTTGCAGCAACAGCCGGCCGAAGTCCGTCAAGCATTCGCCCATGCTTTCGACGGCGAGCTTGAAATAGCGCAACTGGCGTTCACGTTCGGGATCGGTGCTCACTGTGTGATCCTCACAAAAAGATACCCAAGTAGCCCGCCCAGCAACAAGCAGGAAAACAAAAAACCCACCGCGACGGCCACGGCTTTAAGAACCGCCCGGTTCGTCAGCCGGTCGAGGCTGTCCATGCTCACGCCTTGACGCCCGCGATGATCGCCGCCGCCTGTTTCAGCAACGCCATCCGCCGGTCGATGTCCTGCAAGAACACGACGCCTTGCGTGTCGGACAACTTGCCGGGGGTTAAACCCTTGGTGTAGTTCCGCCAGCTTCCGACCGAGATACCGAGTAGCGCCGCCATTTCAGGTGTCGAGACCTCGGTGGCCTCAAAGAACAGGCGATAGACGGCGGCGACACCCTCGCCAGCCGGCGCTATGCGCAGCGGTGCGCCTTCCTGCGGCACGTCCTCGGGCGGCGCGATGTGCGCCCGCTCAGTGGATGTCGAGATACCCTCGGCCACGGCGGGGGCGGTCTCGGCGACCTCCACAACTCGCGCGTCGGCATCCGCTGCCGCCTGGGGGATGGTCTTGCCGTTCGCGGTCTTCTGGACGGTCTCGATGTCGCTGGCCACGATGCCGATGCTTGACAGGAACTTGCCATAGTCTTCGGGCTTGCCGGGGTAGAACTTGGCGGCCACGCGGGCGAGTTCCGCGCCGACCTCGGCACACGACACCGCCCGGCCAAGCCCGACGCCGGTAGCCATATCGGCGAACAATTTGGAGCCGATACGCTCGCGGACCTCGGCGAAGGTCTCGACCACTTCGGTATCAAGCAGATCGTCCCATTCCGCGCCGCTGTACAGGCCGTTGTCCTCACGCGGGCCGTTGGTGATCTCGATATCATCGTACAGCCCTTGAAGCTCGCGCGATATCGCGGTGGCCAGGGCGGCTTCGATGTAGAGGGTTGCAGCCTGGACACAAACCCCCTTGGCGGCCGACAGGTCCGAAATCCCGACATACGCCATCGTCGCGGCGGTTGTCAGGATTTCGGCCTTGTCCAGACCGAGTTCGGCGGCAGGCTTGAGATTGAAGGCCATATCACGCGGCCCCTCTGGCGACGTTTCCGACGCATAAATCCTCGTAATACTCATGCGCCTCCAAGATCAAGGCGTTGATGTCGTCGCCGACGATGCACCACGGCCCGTTGCTGCCATCGTCCGTAGGAAGTTCCGAATCGTCGTGCTCTTCCACAACCATGAAGCGGCCGGGATATTTGCGATTGAGCCTTAGATCGCGCTCGCCGACAGTGAAGCCGGCGGCCTCTAGGGCTTTTTTCTTATCAATGATGGCCACGGTTGATCCCCTATAACTTGTTCCGACAGGCAAGGCTAGGCGGGGTTGTGCAGGCTGTCAATGCCTTGTTTGGCAGCCACGACAAGCCGATGCGGGTTTTCGTACGCAGCCCGCGCCAACACCTGCCCGACCGTAGGGATGTCAAGTTCGCCACCCATGCAGCCTGGGTGAAGATCGCGGGCCAGCCACGCCATGCCGCAGCGATGGCAGGCGTGGCGGTCCGAGTAGGCATAGGCGGCGCATTGCGAGGTGGCCACGCACTTGCTCATAGCTCACTCCACACCAAGCACACGAACCCCAGCACGATCAAGATACTGGCGAGCATGACATCACCTCCCGCGCGGCCTTGTAACCGGCTTGGTAGGCGGCGCGGCTGCTGCTGTAGGGGCCGCCGCTCTTCTCCCCCTCCACCAGCACCGGAGCGCCGTTCCGCTCGCCGTTGAGCACGTAATACCAGCCGCACCTATAGGCCAGATGGTGCCCCCGCGCGATGCCACGCGCCTTGTTCCAGTCAAGCACAAGGCGGCGATCCGCATAATACACATGCAGGGAGCCGAAGCCGGGAATCGGATGCTCCCCGGCGAAGGCGTTGTGTAGGTTGCTACTCATTGACTTCCTCCTAAATCCGCATGGGCATGACGACGAACGTAGCGCGCGGCTCACCGGGATCATCGTCCGCAGGATGGAACACCGCCGGCCCACTCATGCCTTGCAGCATCATCACGGCCAGCGGGCCGCATTGCTCGAGCGCGTCTTTCAGGTATCGCATCTGAAAGCCGATCTCCATGTCGAACGGCGACACCATGTTGACGCAGGCACCGTTCAACGTCTCGGCCGACACCGCGCCATCCGAATTGCTCGCGAACACCACGACCTCACCCGCCTTGCTGAAAAAGAGCTTTACCGGCGACGAACGATCCTGCGAAATCGACGCCACCCGCTCGGCGACCTCGGCCAGCCGCACCGCATCCACCACCACCCGATTCTCAATGTGGTGAGGGATCGCGCGGTCATACTCCGGGAACGTCCCGTCAATCAGCTTGCTGGCCAGGGTGACGCCCTCGACCGTCCACCACGCCCGCGTGTCGGACCATTCCATGCGAACCTGCCCCTGGCCTTTCAGCACGGCCAGCAACAGCTTCACCGTGCCGGCGGGGATGACGATACGCGGCGCATCCCGCCCGACACTGGCGGGCCGGTCCAGCATGTACTTGCCGAGTCGATGGCCGTCGGTGGTGACGCACGCAAGCCGGCCCATCCTGTCGGGACCATCCTGCCGCGAGGTATCAAAGCAAATCCCGTTCAAATAGTAGCGCGTCTGTTCCGTCGAAATCGCGTGACGCACCGCGCCGAAAGCCGCGCCGAGTTCCGCCGCCGGCATGTCGAAAGCGTGTTTCAGTTCGCCTTTCTTCAATCCGGGAAAATCGGCCACGTCCATCCCGGCCAGCGTCACCGCCGATCCACCGAGCTTGACGTGAACGCGCCACGTCGGTTTGGCCAGGGGCTTGCCCTTGCCCTTGGGCGGCGGCACCTCTTCCGCATCCAACGCCACCACCTCGGCCTTGCTGCCTTTCAGCAGGGCGGAAAGCGGCTTGTGCGGAATGACAGCGGAGAACGCTTCGGTGGCCTGGGCGTCCAGGCGCACGGTCAAGGCGACCTCCATATCCGTGCCAGTCAGGAACACCGCGCCGGTTTCATCAGTGGCGATCTTGACGCAGGCGAGAATCGGGATGGTGTTGCGCACCTCGATTGCGCCCTTGACCAAGGCCAGGGCGGTGCGGAGGCTGGCGGTTTTGATGGTAAGCATGGTTGTTCCCCTTGATTTCAGTGTTACGGCTCAGACGCGGCGATCAATTCAACGCGCCGCAGTGCGTCGGGATTGCTCGCCCAATGCGCGCGGGCTTCGGCGAGCGTGAACCAACGGCATCCTGCCGCGATGCGCCACCCGTCCGCGTGGTGGATACCGACGAAACGATAGCCGCGCCGGTCCTGGCCAGCATCAACACAAGCCTTGGCCCCGCGCAGGTTGGCCTCGCTCAGGTTGGCCCCGCGCAGGTCGGCCCCGCGCAGGTAGGCCTCGCTCAGGTCGGCCCCGCGCAGGTTGGCCCAGCGCAGGTTGGCCTCGCGCAGGTTGGCCCAGCGCAGGTTGGCCCCGCTCAGGTCGGCCCGCCTTCCTTTCGTGGCGTCTTTCAGCCACTCCAAATGCGCGGCGATTACTTCGGCTAGTTGTTCGGCGGTCATGGTTGTTCCCCTTGTTGATAGTCTGGCAGTCACCTATCCCGGCGGCCGTATAGGCCACCGGGTTAAGCGATTGTCAGGCGTCAAGCTCGTGGCACCATTCGGCAAACTCACTGCCGATGATGCCGGTATTGCGCAGCAGACGGTCTGTCTTGTCGGCATTCTCACGCAAGGACTCCACCATGCGCAGCAAGTCCGACGCCTTACCGTCATGGCCAAACTCGGCTTGCAGATAGTCCATCGCTTCTGCACTGCCACGCGGCATGTCAGCGGCGCACTGATAGTCACTGCCGAGAGAGCACAGGACGCTGGCCGCATCCGGCCGCACCGTAAACGAGCGTTCCCAATCGTAAACGCTAGCACGGAACGGCAGGGGCTTGGTTGCCCAGCCGTCGCGCACCGCGCGGAATCCCGTCCCGGTGGAATAGGCGAACGTCGCGACGTTGCCATATTCGCGTTGCGTGACCGTGACCGTCCACTTGTCCTGACCCCCGGGCTTGTCGGCGGCTTTTTCCAGGGTGGACGTGACATCAAAGTGAAGCGGTTCTGTCGCGCCCTTCGGCTGATAGGCTGCGAAGTTTTCGCCCTTCGGCGGGAGGCTTGTGATAACGCGCATAGTTATTCCCCTTGGTTACGTGTGAAGCCTACGCTGGCGGAGGTTAAGGCTTGGTTATTCTCCCCTCCCGATCCTGTCATATTCCGCCGTGGCGTCGGCGAGTTTGCCGGCCAGCGCGCGGAACTCGCTGTCGCCACCCCAACGGTTCTCGTACGCCACAACATCACTGGACAAGTAGATAATATCTGCCAGGATTGCGGTAATCCGCTCTTCGAGTCGCGATGCTTTCGGCGCGGCCAGGGCGTAGAGGTAGCGCCGCGCGTCTATCAATAACGGCAACGCGGCCGCAGAGCATGTCTCAATCGGATATGTCTCAGTCATGTGCTTTCCCCTTGTTGTCTGGCAGTCACCTATCCGGCCACACTGTCGCGCGTGGCCGGTTAAGGGATTGTCAAGCGTCGTGCCAGCGCAAACTAGACCGCGCGTTCAGCAGTTCAGCATATGCAGAACGCCACGCCCAAAGCGGCTTGCCGAGCTTGCTAGCTTTATCAAGCTCGCGTTCGGCCGTTGTGACGCGAGTTTGCTTTTCTTCCAACGTCAACGGCCGGGATTCTAGTTTGGCGTCCATCTTGTTTCCCCTTCTAATGCGCCAGCAGGCGCGTTGCAGTCTCAAAGCTCGCCATGATCTGCGGCACCACGTAGGCCAGGGCGGCAGCAACGAACGCGAGTGATACGAGCTTCACAGTCTGGCACCTACAAGGCGCGCAATCCGCCGCGCGCTAGATGCAGTCACGCTGGCCGGAATGTGCAGAGAACGCGACTCTTGCGCGCCAGTCTCGTATTCCATACCGTTGTAAACCGTGATCCAGCGCGGATCGACAGTCGGCCAACTGTCGCACTCAATGCACTCCACTCCGCCGACTCGGCTTGTACGCGTGGATTGCACCGCGTCTATTGCATCCCGCAGGCTGCAATGGCGTTCCACAAAGCCGCGCTCTGCCGCGTCACCATCCTCGGCACTTTCAGGCGTGACAATCTCATAAGTCACACTAAACAAAACCATGTTCTTTCCCCTTGTGTTGTCTGGCAGTCATCTAGTCACCTAGGCCACGGGCCTAGGTGATTAAACGAGTGTCAGGCGTCATCCTCTTCAATGCCATAGTCGGCATCATCGTATTCCGCCAGATCGGCGGATATCGCGTCGGCCGTGCCGGCCTTGAAGGCTTCCCACAGTTCCTCCGCCGATGGCAGTTCTTCCACCTCGGCATCCTCGCCATGCTCGGCGCGAGCCTCTTCCGCACTGTAAAACGGTCCAATAGGCGCTTCGCCATACTCAATTACAAACAAACCTCCATCGCCATGATCGTTGAACTCTTTCGCCGTGAACTCAAATGGCGAGTAGGACCGCGAATTGTCCGATGCCGCATGGCAGTTATCGGCATGAACTTCGCGGATATTGTCGGCATCGACCGTCACGCGACCAAGCGAGTCGCTGAACAGTTTCTCGCCAAGTGTCGGCACATTGTGACAGGCGATGCCGTGGCCATGGTTCCACCCGCTCTTGTATGCGTCGGACAGGTATTTCGACGCATAGGCCACGGGCACGCTGTCAGGATAGCTTTTGCTCATTGTCATTCCCCTGTTGTTGTCTGGCAGTCACCTAACGCGCCAAGGCTTGCGCCTTGGCGGGTTAAGCGATTGTCAGGCGTACGGCCGAGCCTCTATTGCGCGTTCGGCCTTGGTCAAGGCTTTGCTTGTCGCGGTCCATTCCCGCGCCAAGGCTTTATCTTGCCAATTGGTCAGGACATGCTCAGCCTTGCCGTCGCAGATTTCGGCGAGTGCCGCGAGCACTTCGCACACGCTCGCGCCGTCAATCATAGCTTCGAGCGTATCCTTGTCGTGATTGTCCAGTTTGGCCATCGTTCATTCCCCTGTTGTTGTCTGGCAGTCACCTAACGCGCCAAGGCTTGCGCCTTGGCGGGTTAAGAGATTGTCAGGATATCGTCTTGCAGGCATTTTCAAGCGCAAAGGCTATCAGTCAAAGTTCGTAACCTTCCCGCTCTCTCAGATACCAGCGCGCCCATTCTCGGCTGACTGGATACGTGAAATAATAGGTAACGTTACGGAACGTCCATTCTGTTTTGAGCGTATCGTCTTTGCGTGTTTTCATTCTCGCTTCCTCTTGCTATGGCTACCAATCTGGCACTGTGTCCGGGCTTGCACCGTCCTTGCGTCGCTTGGTCCGGTGAGCGTCTCCGGTGAACACAACGTAGGACAGGCTATCCGCTAAGTCAAGCGATAATTCAATCTATTTTGTATCATAGTTTTTCTAAATGTAACAGGAAACCAGGTTCGGGCTGGAAGGCCACGGGGGCAGGTTAATCGTGGCGTGGCGTATTGGCTTCGGCGATCCTCTTGAGCTTGGCCAGCCGGGCAGGAGCGGGCTTGACGGGACGGGCTGCCACCTCGGCCCGAAGCTCGGCGGCTAGGGCGGTGGCGAGCGTGGCGCGGGCATCTAGCAGGGTAGCGAGGTGCTCGGCCGTGGCGACTGGTATGGGGCTTCTACCTCTAATCCAATCTCTGACAGTGTGCCACGAACGCGCGCGGCATAATTCCGTGAAGCCTTTGCGTCTACCCGGATATTCAAATTCGCGCCACGGCATGAAAAAGTCTGCAACACGTTGTGTTGTTGTGTTGGTGCGGGGGTGTGTCAGGTTGTAGGGTGGCGGGGAGAGCCATTTTCGACAAGCCTTCGCGTGACGGCGGGCCTTGTCGCGTGCGTCAAAGAAGGCCCAATCTATCGCGCGCAACGGCCGCTTCGGGCGGGCAGCAATGGGCGGTATCGGCGCGGTCTCAGGCATGCCGCACCGTCTATCCGCCAGCCCGTTCCCGTCAAGCCTCCCCCTGGGCAACCCACCCTAAACCCTTGATTCTAGCGTGAATTATCCACCCTGTTTCCATATTACCTCTTACGCGACAATGCTTATTGAACGATTTCAATAGTTTAGATCAAACTGATTGCAAAACCTGACAGACCGGGGCGGACAAATCGGCCGGTTGTCTATGGCGTTACGTAGTGATGTCGCTACGTCGCCACGTCGCTACGCCAGCATGTCCCTACGTAACGCCGGCCAGGGCAGCCGCCGAGCCGATGGGTCGCGAAAGGGGTGGGGACCGGGGCACCCATCGCTTCTGGCCCCCAAAAAATTCCAAACCATTTTGTGTTCACGTCAACACGCACCGCCGCCGAGCACCAAGTTGTTCCCACGCACAACCTGAAAACGCCGAGGTCGAATGTTGTAGAGCACAAACCCTGGCCAAACCGACTTGACGCCCACAACAACGTCAAGTCCTCGCGGCCCAGCGCCCTTCCTTCCCTGTCCAAACCGACTTGACGCCCACAACAACGTCAAGTCCTCGCGGCCCAGCGCCCTTCCTTCCCTGGCCAACCCGCCTGTGCGCCCGCTAGACGCCTCCAAGGCCATGGGCAGGTGTCCGAACCCCTCCAAGCCCTCAAAACCCGCCCAGCACAGCCTGAAGGGCCGCGCGCCCACACTTTCAGCCGATGGATAGGCCCGGCTGGCTGCCTGATCGTCCGATGAGGTCGTTGGTGCCGGGGCCTTGGAGCGGAACGGAGGTTCGGACTTGGTGGCTCTCTCGGTCCTTGGCGTCCTCAAGCCTGTTCCGCAGAACTGACAAAGCGTGGTGGGGCGACAGCCGGAGACCCACCCCCGCTTAGAAGGTTAGACGCTGAACGAAGGCGTGTTCTTTCATGTTAATGGCAAGCTACGCTTAGCAGACCTACCCCTGTCGGGGTCGGCTCAGCTAGGCTTGACATTCTATCGGGGTAAGAATAAGCCTAAAAAAATACAAACTAAGAAAGGATAGCTACCCCTATGCCTTTAATCCTCAACAACTCACAGATCAACATCATGTTGAAGTTGGCTCGGGAATTATCCTGGCCTGTCAGCGATTGGTGGCGCGATCTCGATGCCTTGGAGGATCAGTGGTTCTTGGAGGGATATCCGACCGAGCCGATGTTCGGCGGCGGTTTGATACCGAGCGGTGAGGGGGTGGAGGCGGTGATCTGCCGAGCGGGTGACGCCGACAACGTGGCGTGGTTGGTGACAAGTCTGGCGCTGGCCGGACGACTTGAGCGGTGGCGGCCTTGGTCGGACATGTTCGGCAAGACGAAAAAGCCTCTCGTGGACGGTCAGATCAACGCCTGGGGCGCACGCAGGCACTTCAACGAGCCGAAGCAGCCCGCCGTGGCCGGTGGCCGCGTAGCGTGCAGCATGCCGTCCACAAAGGGCGGGCACTTGGGCTGGGCGGTGGAGGTGAACGAGAAGGGGCAGGTGGTCAGCGTTCAGGCCGACCCCGGCGGCCCGGTGGTGCCGGCGAGTGTGTACAGCAATCGCTGGTTCAAGCTCGACAACCGCGACGAAGCGTTCGACCACTTGTGGAAGCAGGGGCGGGTGATGTTCTCCAGCTACATGAACATGCTCAGCGTCCTGGCGAGCACGCAGAAGCGGTTGACCGGAGAGAAGTTGGGGAGCGACCGCAAGAGGCCGCAGGCTGGCGCACAGCCGGCAGCAGTAGCGCCGACGAGACATCCGAACAGCCTGCCCCCTCTACGAACTGTGACGCACGCGGTGGTGGTCAATCATGATGACGCGTTTCCCCCGGAGACGCCGTTGGAGAAGCACTTACGCCTGAAAAAACTTTACGATTACGGAGCGAAAGCCCGACAGGAAAGGCAGTCGATCATGGATAATCCCTGCTGGACCGTGGAAGATAAGGAAGCGTGGACCAAAGGCTTTAACGAACACGACATAACTTGATAGGAGACGGCAGATGGATCATAAAGTTTGTGTCAGGTTCGTTCACCACGAGTATCAAGAGCATCACGATCACCTTGTTCCCGTGGCGGGGTGGGACGTGTCCTATGAGCACTCGCTGGCGGTGATTCCAGGCAAAGGAGACATCGTAGCTCTAGGAAAGAGAGGTGTTTACAGATACCGAGTGGCGGATGTTTTGCATGCGATAGAGGACAACTCCCATATCATCTACGTGATGCTGGTAGAGGATGCCGGATAGCCCCTTGACACGCTCACACACATCGCTCCACGTTGTATCACCATAAGGAGTGTGACCCTTGGCCGCTGCGGACAAGACCGAGTTCCTGCACATCAGGATCACCACCAAGCAGTTGCGGGACTACAAGGCCCGCGCGAAGGTTGTGAAGCGCAGCCTGTCGGACTGGATCAGGTTGGTGCTCGACCGCAACACCAAGGGACCACCCGACAAGGACGAAGAGAACTACATCTGATGGGTGATCTTCGTACTACGGTGAGAACCCATAGGGCCGCGCGGGACGCGCGTGGTACGCAGTCTGCCAAGGACGCCGGCCCTCGGATAGCTGTGACCTTCACGCGGGAAATGTTCGATTTCATCCAGAATGCCGCCGCGCAGAACAAGCTGTCGTTTTCCGAGGCGGTGCGAAGGCTCGTCGTGGCGGGGATCGCCCACATTCAAGAAGGAAAAACCTGATGACGATGTACGTGTTGAACGTGTTCCTGCACGATTGCGCAACCCCTGTCACGCTCTCGTTCACCGACCGCAAAGCGGCGGTGGCTTCGATGGAGATCGCGATAGACCAGGATGGCGGCAAGATCGAATTGCCGGATCAGCACGGGCACCTGCTGGTGACGTATCGCGAGCGGATTTCGCACTGCATCCTCGCCGATCTCGACAAGGACTTGGCCTATCAGTCCGTGGTTGCCGGTATGCAGGCTGCCGCCCAGCAGGATCACGCGATCCGCATGCAGCGTCGCGCGCAGCTTTCCGGTAGCACCGGCCTTTCACCGATGATGTCCTAGGAGGACCGAACATGAGCGACGCGAAGCAAGAGGAAACCGCCGCTGCTTTCCTAAATCGCCTCGGCGACAACGCGCAGTTGTGGGCGCAGGAGTTCGTGCGAACGATTGACAAGATCGGCCGCGACAAGATTGACGAAGGCTTGATGATCAGTTGGTTCGCCAACGCCATCGGACACTCCAACGATGTCCGGCGCTGGCGGCAGGAGGCAGGCAAGGTCAACACGAGTATCAGGCCGTCAAGCGCCGCCGACGAAACCCGAGCCATGCTGGACGCCAACGACCCACCGCCTGTAGAGACCACGGCGATCTGATGACACTCATCATCGCGTGGAAGGACGGGATGGTGGCAGACAGCATATCGGTGGCGGCCGGTATTCGGAGTGTGGTGGGCCGCCCGAAGATCGGCAGGCTGAAGGACGGCACGCTTTTCGCCGCCGCCGGAAACTCGGATGATTGCTATGCTTTTGGCAAGTGGATGCTGAAGGGATTCGATCACAAATTTACTCCAAAAATTAGCGACGATAACAAGTCCGGCCTTGTTATACTCAGACCTAACGGCTTCATGTATCGGTGCTGGGGGCCATCATTCGAGTTCGTGCCTGCCCCGGCCGGGGCTTACTGCTGCTACGGGGAGTCCGACGCAGAGACATTTGCGCGCGGAGCCTTGGCAGCGGGTGCGACAGCCCCGCAGGCTATGCTCCTGGCCATTGAGCACTGCATCTACGTCGCAGGTCCAATGCAGACCGAACTCTTGTCGCCATGCTGACCGCCGACGAGTTCACCGAGATCATCAAGCTCGTCTGCCCGATGTGCCGTGCCGGTCGTCTCGCGGCGGTGCGTGAGGATAATGGCGAGTTCGTTCACACCGAGACTGGCGGTGGTGTGCGGTTCCAACAGCAGTTGTGTTGGGCGAGCAATTTCAGGCGCAGCCGGTTTGCGCCGAGGGGAGAGACATGAACGACGCGGTGTTCACTGACGAAGCCAAGGCTCGCCGCAATCAGGCGATCAATTTCCGCAACCAAGTTCTCACGGTGGTTGGCCAGGACAAGCAGATGGCTTACCGCCTGCTGTGCAGTGCCGTCACCGTTGATCCCACGTTCGCGGACGGCTGGTTCATGCTGGGCAACGCGCTGGCCGACCTGAAGCTGCTGCCGGCGTCCATAGCGGCCTTCAGGAAGGCCCTGGCACTGCCTGACGGTGGTATATCCGGGGACATGAACCCGGAGTTGCGGGCGAAGGCGTTGGTGAACCTGGGGCACCGCCTCTACCACCACGGGGAGTTGGATGAGGGCTGGACGCTTACCCGAAATGCGCTGACCATGAACGACAAACTGGCGTTCGCATGGACCAACATATCCATGATCGAGTCGGTGTTCGGAAATGACGCGCTCGCCATCGAGACAGCGCAAACCGGCTACAACATCAGCCCCACCCCTATCGTGGAAATGGGTCTCGCTTTCGCCCACCTGTTCGCCGGCAACATGGCCGAAGGCCTGAAGCACTTTGAGGCGCGGTTCGCCTATAGCGACAAGCTCGCCCACTACGCGAATTTCCCGTACCCGAGGTATGATGGCAGCGTGATCGGCACGCTCGTTGTCGTCGCCGAACAAGGCGCTGGCGACTCACTCTGCTACGCGCGCTTCCTGCCGGCGCTCTACGACAAGGCCCGCTACGTGGTCTGCATGGCCCAGCAGCCCCTCGTTAGCCTGCTGCGCGAGGCCCTGCCGGGCATCGAGTTCCTGCCGCTGGAAGCGCAATACCCCGTGGCCGATGCGTGGGTGCCCATCGTATCGGTGCCCGTGGCGCTCGGCTTGACGACCGATGAGATCGTGAACGCCAAGGGCTTGACCCTCGGCGACATCCCGAAGCCCGCGATGGTCTGGAAGAACCCCGAGGCCAAGTTCCACATCGGGATTGCCTGGGCGGGATCGCCGCTCAACGACATCGACCACCACCGCAAGCTCGCCGTCGAGGACTTCCTGAAGCTGTATCAGGTGGACGGCGTGCAACTCTACTCCCTGCAAGTCGGTGAGCGCGCGGCCGACCTGCACAGCGCCGGTTGTGCCGGGTTGATCCGCGATCTGGCCCCCTATATCCGGGACGCGAAGGACACCGTGGGGTTCATGCGTGAACTCGACCTCGTGGTGTCCGTCGAGTCGTTCGTCGCCCATCTGGCGGCGGCAGCGGGCGTCGAGTGCTGGGTGCCGTTGTCGTATCTTGGTGGGGATTATCGGTGTGGCCGCACCCGCACCACGCCCATGTGGGCCGAGAAAACTGTTTTGTATAGGCAGGGTGAGGACATGACGTGGGGGCCGGTGTGGGAGAGGATCGTTGAGGCTTTGCAGGAGCGTGTGCTGTGAAGTGGGAAGCGGTAATTCATCCCGAACTAAGTTCAGCGCAAGAAAACCTCGTAATATACAGCGTTGATCCATTGCGACACATAACCAGCGTTCTTGTTAAACCAAGCATACTAACTTTCGACAACAACAATGGCACTTCTCCAATAGACGACATCGTGTTTATGAAAGGCTCTTTTTTTGCACACACCAAGGAGATCGACGGGTTCCTGCAAGGCTTGATGGACCTTGCGTGGTCGAGAGGTTTGCGTCCGAAGGGTGCGAACCCGCACGCGGCGGAAATGACCGCCATGCAGGCCCACTTGGAGGATATGCGAAAACTGGCGTTCGGAAAGGAAAAAATATGACCATTCTAGGCCCGAAAAGCGTATTCAGCAGCCACGTCAACACCGTGGCTTACGACACCGACAAGCACGAGTTGTACGTCGAGTGGGACAGCGGCAAGACCTCGATCTATTCCGGGGTTCCACAGGAGATTGCCGATCAGGCGATGAATGCGTGGAGCGTCGGGAGTTTCCTCGCGCAGAATGTCAAGAGCCGATTCGAGCATCGCTATCTATGAAAACACCGCTTGTGTCTGTAGGTGATGTTTTTGGCATGTGGACAGTAGCCAACAAGGCGTCAAAAACATCTAGTGCAAGATGGCACTGTGAGTGTGCGTGCGGAAAAAATGGAATAGTCTTTCAAGGAAATTTAATAAGAGGTTTGTCCAGATCGTGTGGGTGCCAAATACTTCCTGCAACTATTAAATCAAACACAAAACATGGAGGAAGCAGGCGATCTGGTGTAACAAAAGAGTATGTGGCGTGGTCAGCGATGAAAAGAAGATGCTTAAACACCAACACAAAAGGCTATATAGATTATGGCGGAAGAGGTATCACTATTTCTGAAAAATTCATCAACAATTTTGAGGTTTTTTACGCTGAAATAGGGCCAAGTCCGGGACCAAAAATGACTGTTGGACGAATAGATAACGAGCGTGGATATGAGCCTGGAAACATTCGTTGGGAGACTTACGATCAGCAAGCCAGGAACAGAAGAAACAATAAATTAACTGAAGATGATGCGAGAAAAATACTTGACCTAAGATGGAAGATGTCTCAACCGGCTGTGGGTAGAATGTTTGGTGTGACGGCCTCAATGGTATGTGCAATCCAGCGCGGACGTACTTGGAGAGGGTTGAGGTGAGCGATCCGCGCGTCCTGATCTTCGGCCCGACGTACTGTGCAAACCAGCACGCACGGTATCTCGCAAACCTGTCCGGCAAGTTGCTTCGGCAACTCAACCCCGGCTGCGACCTCATGCTCATCGACAGCGCATCGCCTCTTTCGCCGGATTGGGGGCAGTTCTATTTCAGTTTTCCCGACAACATCGGGCACTTGAACCACGGTGGTCAGGACGGGTGGGGGCGGGCGTTCTGCAAGGGCTTGGAATACGCCGTGGAGCACGACTACGACTACGCCGTGTGCGTCGAGGCCGATGTCCTCCTGGCCAAGCCGATACTGCCGATCATCGAACGCATGGAGGCGGCGAGCGTGATGTGCGCGGCGCCTTGGGTGTCGCAGTACAATTTCATCGAGGTTGGGCTGTTCTTCGCCCACACCCGCTGGCTGGCCAGCACGCGGCTCGCTGAACGCTACGACTGGCGCAGCAGCGTGATCGAGGACATGCCTGAGCGGAAGGTGGAGAGGTTGGCGGGTGATGACCTGTGGGTGCTGCCGATGCGGGGTGCCAGGAACGATCAGGAGGTGTTGACGCCGCAGAATATCAAGGCGATGTCGCCGTACGGTCTGGACTGGATAACCCACGCTGATTTCGCTACGATCCGGGCTTTCCTGGCCATGAACGGATTGTCGGAATGAGCGAGGCGGTCGAGCGCAAGGTGCCGGATTGGGACCAACCTTTCAGCCGCATGGCTGACAAGGTGGTGGCGAACCTGTCCAACGGCTTCGCGGGGGCTGCCGTCATCGTCTTGCCGAATGGGGAGACGATTGAGGTGTTGCTGCTGGATAGTGAGGCCAGCCCGGCGTTGATCCTATCGAGCGTCAAGACGAAGATCGAAATTAAGGTGGCTGAGATTCTTGAGAAGGAGCGAGGGACGCAGACCGGGTTTGGCCGGCGATGAGCAAGTACGAAATCGCCATCGGCAGTCGCTACAACCGCCTGACTGTAATTGATGAATTACCTCGCATAAACAGATACCGTCGCCGCTGGCTTTGCCGGTGCGAGTGCGGCAAGGAAACGGAGGTTGACCACTACAACATAGGCGGGGGCGAGGTGAAGTCCTGCGGTTGTATGCGGGATGAAGTGTCCAGTGCCCGCGCAATCGACATGGCTATCCACAATATGTCTCGGACACCGGAGCATATTGCGTGGTGTGCTATGATCGCTCGATGCACGAACCCGAAACTAGACTCGTGGAAGAATTATGGCGGCCGAGGAATTTCCGTGTCTGATGAGTTTTTTGGATCATTCTTGGCGTTCTACGAGCACATAGGTCCGAGGCCAACGCCAAGTCATTCGCTGGATCGAATCGACAACTCCAAGGGCTATTGTCGAGGCAATGTTCGCTGGGCAACCAAGGCGCAACAGTCGAGAAACTCCCGACAAGCGAAGTTGGACATGGGCGTGGCCGGGGAGATTCGACGCGCATCCCGTGTTGAGAGAACCTCCGCGCTTGCTAGAAGGTTTGGCGTGTCACAGGGTTTGGTTAGCCAGATAAAAACAGGCGTCATTTGGAAGGAAGGCCAAGAGTGAGCGACGTTCTTGTTGGTGCTGGGTGGTCCAAAGAGAAGGCTGCTATCTTCCGCGAGAGCTTCATTCAGTTTTGCGGGCAAATCACCATCAACTCCAAGGAACTCGGCCAGTGCAAACTGGCTGACAGCCTGTATCGTGCGCAGTTCATCGCGCTCGACGCCATCTTCAGCGGCCTTCAGGACAAGATACACTACTTCGACATCCTCAAGAGCCGACAGCTTGGTATCAGCACCGTGGTCAGGGCGCTTTCACTGTTCTGGTGTGGCATCCACCCAGGCATGAAGGGCTACGCGATTCTCGATAGTGAGGCGCATCTTAACGAAGCGCGCGTCGAAATCACCGGAATGGCCCGAAACCTTCCGACAAAGTTCTCTTTTCCCCGCATGGTCCGCGAAAACCGGAACATGATGGAGCTTGCGAACGGCTCCACGCTAAATTTCGCGTCTGGCGGCGTTCGTCAAGGACGGTCGAGCGGCACTCTTGGCCGTTCCAGCGGCGTAAATTTTTGTCACGTAAGCGAAATGTGTTCAATCGACAACCCGGAAGGCATCGCCGCCTTTCTGAACTCGCTCGCCGAGGATTTTCCGAACCGTTTATACATTTGGGAGAGCACTGCGCGGGGCTATAACCAGCGTCACGACATGTGGGTTGAGGCTCTGAACGATCCCGCACACAAAAAGACCGTGTTCATCGGGTGGTGGGCCAAGGACAATCAAAAAATCGAGCGGAGCTACGCGGATTTCGAGCGGTATGGTCTTGTTCCGCCGTCCGAAAAAGAAATGTTGCGTATTCGGGAGGTAAAAGAGAAATACGATTGGGATATTACGCCTGAACAGCTTGCTTGGATCAGGCGCAAGATGAACCCGAGCGCGCAGGCCGAGGGAGACAACGATCCCGAGTTTGAAGGCGACGTTTTGGGTATCCAGGAACAACCCTGGACCGATTCGGACGCGTATCAAATGACCGGAGCGACATTCTTCGCCCCCGAAAACCTCAAAGAGCAAATCGCCAAGCACGTTTCCGGTGATTACAAAACCTACTGCTACTATCCCGGCATCGAGTTCACCGATTTCAGTGTCCAGCCCGCCGCCAACGCACGTTCCGTGCAACTCAAGGTGTGGCAGGAGCCGGTCGAGGACTCGGTTTACATCGTCGCCGCCGATCCCGCCTTTGGCCACAGCGAGAAGAGCGACAGATCGTGCGCGCAGGTGCTCCGCTGCTACTCGGATGGCATCGAACAGGTTGCCGAGTATGCGTGGCCCCTGATCGACAGCCGCCAGTTCGGATGGGTGCTTGCTTCGCTGCTGGGCTGGTATGGCGGCGACAAGTCCGAGGTGTATCTGATCCTCGAAATCAACGGGCCGGGCGATGCGACGTGGCGTGAATTGTTGTCGTTGAAGCGCCAGCTTCAGCACAACTATCTCATCAAGGCCAAAGAGCAAGGCTTGCAGAACATTTTCCAGAACGCGCGCAACTACCTGTATCAGCGGTCGGACAGCATGACCCCTGGCAGTTCATGGCACTGGAAAACCTCCGGCCCCCTGAAGGTGGCCATCATGGAGCGTCTGCGGGACTTCACGCACAACGGCATGCTCTGGATACGTTCGCTCGACACGCTTGAGGAAATGCGTTCGGTGACGCGCGAGGGCGACAGTATCGAGGCCCAGGGTGTGAACAAGGACGACCGTGTGATGGCGATGGCCATGGGCATCCGGTATTGGGATGAGAAAATCCGCACGAAGCTGATGGCAACCAAGCGGACCCGTTCTTTTGAGGAAGCCAAGCGCCGCATGACGATCACCGATCAGTATGCTATGTTCAACGGCAGCCAGTTGGAAACCTTCCTGGCCGGCAAGGCGCGGGTTCGTTCACACAACCGCCTGGAAGCCGTGCGGGCCTCATGGAGAAGCCGCCGATGATCGCCCGCCTCTACCGCTGCCCCGAGTGCTCCAAGGAGTTCCGGTACGATCACCACCCCTCCATCGAGGCCGACCCCTTGCCGCGCTTCTGCCAGTTTTGCGGCTACGACAGCGAGGCCGGCGTGATGGAGCCGGCCCTGACCGCGCCGATGCTCGGCACCCAGCACAAGCAGGTGGTCGATCAGACCTACCGGGCGATGGAGGCTGGCGCCGAGCACCGGGCGCAACTGGCCATGGAGTTCCACGGTCTCGATCAGCAGGAAGCCAACAGCCTCAAGATCACCGACCTCAAGGACAACCTGCGGGAAGGCGACGTGGCCGCGCCCCAGGTCAACAACGCGGTCTCGCAAGCGATGGCGGCCACTCCGGGGATCACCGGCTGGCAGGCCCACGGCGGGGAATTGGCGGCCTCGGCGCACACCGGAAAGCACCGCAATGCGGGCGCCAGGGCCATGCAGGGCTTGCGGCAGCAGCATCAAGCCAACATGGCGGGTTCCGGGCACGCCGGGGCCACGACATCGGACATGCCGAGCTTGGAGACCCAAAATCCGGGGTATCGCCGCCGGGCGTGAGCCTTGTTGCGCCGCGCAGGGCCTAGCCGCTATGGTCCCGGCCCATGGCACAACCCGTCGAACTGCCGACCGAGAAAGCCAAGCTCACCGACCGGGCGCTTGAGATCATCGCGATCTGCCGGGAGAACACCGCCTCGCGCGGCTCGGCCTGCCGGCAAATCGGCGCTTTCATCGAGACCGGCCGACCGGACGGCGACGGCAAATCGCTGGTCAACCTGCTGCATTCCGAGGTGGACCGGCTGGCCTCGCACCTGTTCAGCCCCACCGACCTGCGCTTTCTCGTGGACTATGAGAACGAGTATCCGACGCAGGAACTCGACCGTGGCAGGATCGCCGCCCGTCAGGTGACGCGGGCGTGGCAGAAGCATGGCACCGACATGCGGTTCGCTTTGGGGGTTTTCGAGGCCCTGAAATACGGCGCTTGTTTCCTCAAGCAGTGGCCCGAACAGGACGGCCTGGACAAGTTGCCGATGTATCGTTCGTCGCTGGTCATGCCGTGGAATTTCGGCGTGTGGAGGGAGGATCAGACCGACCTCGACCTCCAATACGCCATGACCGAAACGATCTCCCTCACGCTGCCCGAGGTGTGGCGGCGCATATACCACCTGCCCGACGCCAAGAAACTGTTCGCCCGGATCAAGGTGCATTCGTCCAGCGGCGGCACGAATGACGACAACGACAGCTATTTTCACAGCGTCATGTCCACCTCGATCCTGAACACCAGCGGGATCGCCCAACAGTCGCAGCCGGGCGGTATCGTGCAGCTTCACGGTGACGGCAGTGCCGCAGGGCTGGTCAAGGCCCGGACCTCGGCCGACATGGTGTTGCTGCATGAGGTGTGGGTGCAGGACGGCGACGACTACACGACCATCCAGTTGATCGAGCCGGACATCCTTCTCGCGCCGATCTTTCGCAACTCAAACCTGCTGATCGGCGGCGACACCAAGAGCGGCCTGCACCCCTACAGCCTCATTCAGCCGAACGAGACGGCGAAATCCATTTGGGGTCGCAGCGAGATCGCCGACCTCATGGCCGTGCAGGCGTGGATTTCGACTACCTGCGACGATGCCAAGCGCCTGTTGGGGCTTCAGGTGGACAAACTCATCGGGATTTCCGGCGACGACATCCCCGAGGAACGGTACGGCGACATGCGCAACGCGGGGGTCATAAACACCTCGGCGGGCACGACGATTACCGACTTGACGCCAAAGTTTCCCGCCGAGTTGATGCCGATGCTTCAGTGGCAAATACAGATGCTCACCAAGATCAGCGGTTTCGACAACATGCTGTCTGGCCAGGGCGAGCCGGGGGTGCGGTCGGGCGCGCAATCGTCCAGTATGATGCGTGCGGCAAGCCCTCGGCTGCGTGACCGCTCGCTGCTGGTCGAACGGCAGTGTGCCGGCGCCGCCGACCTCACGCTGTCGCTGATGCAGGCCAAGGATGGGCGGGCGTACTGGACCGACGCCAAGAAAGCTCCCGAGACCGAGTTCCTGCTGGCCGATTTGCCCGAGGATCGGCGCATCGTGGTTGACAGCCACAGCACGTCGCCTGTGTTCGCCGATGACCACAATCAGGTGATCGCGTTCGGGCTGAAGGCGGGCTTCATCGACGGGCACAGCGCCATCGAAATGCTCAACCTGCCGAACAAGGACGAGCTTCAGCGCCGGCTGGCCGACAAGGAAACGCAGTCCGCGCAGAAGATGGAAGAGTTCAAGGCGCAGTTCCCCGATGAATGGGCGAAGGCGATGGCGCACGGCCACGGCGGGGGGAAGAAGTGACGGTCTATCCGCAAAAATACGACGCGGACGCGGCAGCGTTGTGCCCGTGGTGCGCGAAAGGGAACAACCCGACCAACGCGGTGCTAGGCTCCCCTCGCACGTTAATTCACGACATTTTTCACTCGCACGGCGGAATATCCACCCGGCTGTGCGAGGCCAACAATCTTCGATGGGCGAAGATCAAGCTCGCTGTCGATCAAACCACGCCACCACCTCGCTCTTGAGGTACACCACCCGACCCCCAATCCGGTAGAAAGGCGGCGCATCCGCCCGCCCTGGCGTGCGCCGCATGCGCTTCAGCCACGTCAGGCTCTTGTGGATCAGAGTCGCGGCCTGTTTCGGCGGCAGATGCACGTCATTTTCGTTCAAAGTGGCCTCTTTCGTCCCGGAGTGACCCTTTTTAGCCCCGGCTAACCCCGTTTGGCTAGTTCCATTTTCAAGGCACGGCTCCCTACGGTCGAAACGTCCCAGCAGGGTTTCGTCCCGCGCCATTCGTGGCCTTGATGAGATCGCGTGATGCGACGGACATCGTGCAACCCAGGATTAGGAGCCAGCACCATGGACATCCGCATGAAGCGCAAGGGCCGCAAGCACCGCTAATCGCGGTGCTGACGGAATCCCGCCAGCAATGATGCCTCCGCAGCCAGGAGCCACCCCGCCCGCCCCTCCGGGAGCCGGCGCACCGCCACCGGGAGGTGCCCCACCGATGGGGTCCAGCCCGGCGACCGGGGCGACGCAAAATCTCGGCCAGCAGGCCAAGGGGCTTCAGGCTGCGGCGGCGATTGTTGACGGTCTCGCCATGATCGTCCCCCTCGTAGGGGCCAGCAGCCCGCTCGGGCAGTCCTTGACCAAGGCCATGCTCGATATCGGCAAGCACATTCCGCCCGGTGCGGCCACCGAGCAAGGCAAGACCAACCAGCTTCAGTCGCAGATGATGAAGCAACAGCAGATGCGACCCCAACTCGCCGCGATGCGCTCGCAGGGCCAAGCGCCCAGCTCGCAGCCCGCCATCGCTCCACCGCCCCCAGGCGGCCCGCCGCCCGGCGCAGAAGCCGCGTAACAGGAGATTGTTTCGATGGTAAATATTTTCCAGAACGGCACCAAGTCCATCCCGACATCGGACCCGAAGATCGTGCGGGTGGACATGGAGCAAATGGACATCGGCGGGCGCAAGTCGCACATGCCGAAAAGGGAAGTGAATACCGACATGGCCATCAAGCACGTCCCGAACGCGGACGGCCCGTGATGCGCAAGAGCCGCAAACCGCGCCAGGGAGCCGCCTGACATGGCCGTACGTGAGGTTGACGAGTCGGAGTACATCGCCGCACAGAACGTGGTGTCGGCGGTGAACGGGATGATGAAGAACCCGGCGGCGCGCAAGTTGGTGCTTCAGGCCCGCAAGCTCGCCGACCCCAACGCTTCCATTCCCGAACTCGACGCCGCCGAGCCGATCATGTCCGACATGGCCACGCTTCGGCAGGAGTTGGCGGCCGACCGCGCCGAGCGGAAAGCCGAGAAGGAAGCCGCTGCCGCCCAGGCCGCCCAGGACTCGTTCGCCGCCAAGTGGAACGACAAGCGGCAGGCCATCCGCGCGCAGGGCTACAACGAGGACTACGTGAAGCAGGTGGAAGACCTCGCGCATGAGCGCGGCATCGCCGACCTCGACGCGGCGCAGGCCCTTTTCGACCGGCTCAATCCGCAGCCGTCCGTCTCCGAGCCAGGAGGGTCGGACTGGAATTTCTTCGGCGATCCGGGTGCCGAGGATCAGGGCGAGTACATGAAGCGGCTGATGCAGACCCGTGGGGACGACGAGCGGGTGCTCGGCGGCGAGGTTTCGCGGACGCTTCAGGACATCCGCACCAACAGCCCGGCCCCGCGTCGGTAATGCTCCAACTCGGTCGCACCCACCAGGGCGACGCCGGCTTCTCGGGTGAACTCCGGGTACTGCCGGAGTATGTCTATGGCCCAGGCAACCTTGTCGGTGACACGCTGGCCGGGGCCGTGACGGCTGCTGAAAAGCTCAAGGTTGCTGAGGGCGTTGTTGTGGCGAACGCCGTCGATGTGGTGGACGGTCTCGTTGGGAAGCAGTTTCCGGCCGAGGTGCTGTTCCATGACGTAGCGGTGCTCGAAAACCTCGCGGGACATCAAGCCGTCATCACCCATGACGTGCATCCTCATGTAGCCGTTTCTAGCCTTGGTTGGTTGAGGAACTATGCCGGCAGCACGCTTGCGCCACGCAGCAAGTCGATGAGCGTCTTTGCACGTCTTGCCGCAAAGAAGGGTTCCTTGTTTAATATACCCGCTTGGGCGTCGTATGTTGGGAATTTCCCCACCACATTGCGCGCAGGAAAATTTCTGTTTAGCGCGCTGTTCTGCGTCGGCCTTTCGTCCAATAGAGGCGCAGGGGATCGAGCAGTAGAGCGGGTCTCTACCGTGTTTCACGTGAAGGGCTTTGAGGTAGCTCGGTTTCATGGTGAACGGGCCGCCGCAAGCCTTGCAGACAAAATTAACCGGGTCTTTTTGCGAAGCAATTCTGCCGTTTTTCGTTTCGTAGGCTCGATGGCACGCCATGGTGCAGCATTTTCTCGTGGCATCTCTCGGCCTGACCGAAAAGCTGGCTCCGCAGTTCTCGCAGTTCTTCTGAATCGGCACGGTGTGGTTTCCTTCCAAGGGAACGCCACATTGCATCGGTTTGCTGTCTAAGTAAAGGACGAAATACATGCCGATCCCCGGTCTTGGCGTAGCTCCACCGGCAGGAAGTATTTATAATGAACTCACTTCCGTAACGAGGCGTGCATTCGTGCCTCGCCTTTTTGTTCAGATGTACTTCGCAAGTCCTTCATTGTATTACCTTTGGGGCAATGCGCAGCGCGCGGCCGGCGGTCTCAATCAGGTCACGATCCCCTTGCAGGGGCAGTCGATGGTCCAGGGCCAGTTCACCGGCTATGGCGGCGGGTTCAATTCGCCCGTGGTGACGCCCGGCATCCAGAACGCGCAGTTCAACCTCGCGTACTGGGTCGTGCCGATCCCGCTGCCCTTCGGCGAGACCATCCTCCAAGCGACAGAGCGCGAGATTTCGCTGCTGAAGGCGCGCATGAACGATGCGTACGCCGTCACGCGCCAGAACATCGCCCGGCTGCTGTTCACCAACAACACGGCGAACCCGCTGTTCCCGAACAGCTTCGTGGACGCCTTCGACAACGGCACCAATGCGCCGACGTACGGCGGCATCAACCGGCTGGCCGCCGGGAACAGCAATTTCCAGGGCCAGTACATCAATGCCGGCGCTGGCACGACCTGGAACACCAACTACACCACGGCGACGACCGGCTGGAACCGTCAGGCGATGGCCGCCCTGATCGAGTACATCACCGACAACGCGGGCGGCGAGGCCCCCACGTTCATTGTGATGAACCCGGCCGACCACGCCACGCTGAACACCTCGTTCGTCGGCACCGAGCAGGTCCGCATCAGCCCCGGCAACAACTACACGATGGACACGCCGGTTCGGTCGAGCTTCCCGAACCTCACGGTGTCGGGCGTGCCGGTGTACGCCGACCATTTCGTGCCCAAGGGCAACATGTACGCCTGCAACTGCAAGTATTCCTCGATGTACATTTCCGAGGATGCGGCGATGGACTTCAGCGGGTTCTACTCGCTGGTGCCGCTCGGCCAGATCGGCCAGCAGGGCATTTGTGTGCTCGGGTACGACTTCCTGAGCGCCAAGTCGGTCAGCGGCGCCCATGTTTACGGGTTTGCTGGCGGGAGTTGGTGAGCGGTGACAGGAGAGCAATGAAATGACCACCATCATCAGCGGCCCCGGCCAGGGTCTTCCGGCCAATCAGTCCCTCTACCCGACCCAACTCAACGGCGCCCCCGTCGATGTCGGGACGAACTTCATCAACCTGTCGCCCGGCGACGCCCTGCCCGTTCCGGCCGGGCGCTGGTACGTGGACACCGGCATGGTCAGTGTGTTGCAGTTCCTCGATCCGACCTCGGGCTGCTGGCGCGTGCAGGACGCCCAGCGCGGCCAGCCGCAGCAGGTCTTGTCGGACGGCTTCACCCGGCGCGTCTTCAACCCTACCCTCTGCCCCGTGGCCGCCGTGATCGCCAACGGCGGTTCGGGCTTCGCGCAGTCCACCGCCACCATCACGGCGAACGTGGGCGGCTCGACATGGCTGCCCGTGGTCGGCGGCTCGCTGTCGGTTTCGACCGTCAACGTGGCCGGCGCCGGCTACACGATGGCCCCGCTGGTGCTGATCCCCGCGCCGGGCAACCCCGGCCTGCCGGCGTTGGCGTACGCCACCATCGCGAGCGGCACGGTGTCGGGCGTCACCCTCACCAACGAGGGTGCAGGCTACATCGGCGCACCCACGGCGGTCATCGTGCCGAACCCGACCGACCCGAATTTCGGGGCGATCACCCAGGCGACCGTGACGCTGGTGCTGAACGCGGCCAATGCGGCCAAGATCACCGCCGCCCTCATCACCAACAACGGCGCCCCCTTGGCCAGCCAGTCCGCGCTGACCCTGACGGCGGCCGGTGGTGCTGGCACCGGGGCGACCATCACCCCGGTCGTGATGTCGGCCATCAGCGGTATGTCGGCGGTCGCGGCAGGCGCCGGCTTCACAGGCGGGGCCGAGCTTTCGACGGTCGGCGGCGTGCCGCTCCCGGCGGGCAGCGTGGCCGCGATCAGCAACCCGGCCTACGACATGACCAGCTACCGGCCGCGCAAGGCTTCGGTCCTGATCGCGAACACTGCTGGCGCCCTGACCACCCTGGCGGCGGTGTACGACACCGGCCTGTTTGCCGGCGTGCCGCTGGTGACGGTTGGTGCCCTGGCGGGCGTCATCCCGACCACGGCGGCGAGCATCACCGTCACCCTGGGGTCGGTGGTCGATACCATCGCGTTGCAGTCGGTCTGATCTCGGCGATACAGTGGAGGGCCGAAGCGGCTAGGACGAGCGAGGCTTGGTCATGCTGACGACATATTTGACGCAGACCAAGCAGATTTTGCAGTCTCCGGCCGCTCCGACCAGCCTGTACTCCGACGCCGACCTGACCTCGTGGATCAACCGCGCTCGGCTGCAACTCGCTGGCGACAGCGAGAGCATCCGCATCTACGCGACGATCCCCCTCACGGCGACCGCCCGGCAGTATCCGTTCAGCCTAGTCAACCTGGGCGGGGCGCCGGGCGTGGCCGGCATCTTCAACATCCGCACGCTTTGGTACAATGTCGGCAGCGGCCAGAAATGGATCAGGCCGCGCTCTTTCGAGTGGTTCAGCCTCTACGAACTGAACAACCCGGTGCCTGACTCCGGTGCCCCCCTGGCCTGGACGCAGTTCGGGCAGGGCACCACGGGCAGCATCTTCATGGCACCCATCCCCGACATCGCGTACACCTGCCCTGCTGACGTTGTGGGCTATCCAATCGACCTCGTGAACGACAGCACGGTCGAGGCGATCCCGAAGCCCTGGACGGACGCAGTGTGCTACTACACGGCCTATCTGGCCTACTTGTCGGCACAGTCCCCGGCCCGGCAGGCGGATGCCCAGCGCATGTTCGACATGTACAGCGAGTTCATGAATCGCGCCCGCCGCTTCAGCAACCCGACCGTGCTGCCCGGCCAGTATGCGCAGGCGCCGAACCCCACACGCATGAACCAGCTTGGCTTGCAGCCGGCACGCACGGGTGGTGGCTGATGGCCACGTTGAACGAATACATGCAGCAGGTGCAGCGGTTCATCCACGATCAGAAGATGGAGCTTGTCGATCCCGCCGACCTGATGACCTACATCAACACGGCGCGGCGCGAGGTGGCGATGCGCGCCAAGTGCCTGCGCATCCTCACGCCGATCTCCGGGGCTATCACTACTGTCAGTGTGACCAACGGCGGCAGCGGATACTCGGCGAACCCTGTAGTCACCATCACGCCCCCGGATTTTCCAAATGGAAGGTTGCCATTTCCCAACGGTTCGCAGGCGGTTGTAACGCCGACTGTGACCGGAGGCGCGATCAGTTCAATCGCGGTGAATTTCGGCGGCAACGGATACTTCCAGCCGCAGGTGCAGATCAGCGACCCGACCGGAACAGGCGCCACGGCCACGGCGAACCTGTCGATGTTCAACACCCTGGAAGGCGGGCAGGAGGTGTACCCGTTCTCCGGGGTCGATCTCGCCCCGTTCCCTGGCGTCGGCGCGATCTTCATGGTGCGCTCGGTGTCGATCATCTACGCCAACTATCGTTACAGCTTGGCGGTGTATGATTTCAGCACCTATCAGGCACGGGTGCGCCAGTATCCGTTTCAGTATCAGTATGTGCCGACGATTGGCGCGCAGTTCGGCCAGGGGACCAACGGCAGCTTCTATCTGTACCCCATCGCCTCAACGAATTATCAGATGGAGTGGGATAGTTTCTGCCTGCCGCAAGACCTGATCGACAATCAGAGTGTCGAGGCCCTGCCCGATCCATGGGTGGATGCCGTGCCGTATTTCGCGGCCCATCTGGCCTTCCTTGAGTTGCAGAACGCGAACTCGGCGCGGATGCACCTTGAACTGTTCGATCAACGGGTGTCGCGCTATGGGCAGTACGCGAGGCCAGGGCGTATGACCAACCCGTACGGACGCTACTGATGGCCAACGGCCCCGGCCCTCCCACCATCCAGAACGGTCGTGTGACCCCTGGCCACATCGCGGTCTGGACGACTGACGGCATCCTTGAAGACGGCGGCATTCAAGGCACACGCGGCGCCACGGGAACCACCGGCCCGACCGGATCGACAGGTGCGACAGGCCCCGGCGTCACCGGCTCGACAGGTCCAACAGGCGCCAAGCCCTCGCTCGCCCTGGCCTTCAATTTCCCCGGCGCCCTGGTCGGCTCGCGCGTCGGGCAAATCTCGATCACCGAAACCATCACCCTGCCCATGTCAGGCACCGGCATCAAAGGCTACAGCGCGGTCAACTCGACTGGTACGCTCGGCTACGTCCTCTCCTACTTGAACGCCGGCTCGATCAGCAACTACGGCACGTTGTCGTGGACCTCGGCGGGCGCTTTCCCGACCATCACAGCGGGCGGTGCGGTGACGCTGGTGCCGGGCAATGTGGTGTTCGCCACCGAGCCTGCCGGGCCTGACGCCACCATGTCCGGCGTATCGTTGACGGTTCCATGCGTGCGGAGTTGACGCTATGGCCGTCTGGACCACGCTCAATCCATCAGACACGCACGATGGGACGCTCAGTGGCGGGAACCTGATATACACCGTGCAGGGCGGGCTATCGCAGGGCTTCTCGCGAGCCATCAACGGCTACGCGCTGGGTGTCGCCAACAAGTTCTATTTCGAGGTGAACGGCATCAACGGTGCTGGGGCGAGCTTCAACGAGGGCACCGGGATCGCCTTGCTCGCGGCGACCTACGCAAACCTCGACGCCGATGCGGTTGACGCGATGCTGTTGGAGACCGACGCCTTCTCGGCTTTCCGAGCGTCGCTGAATGGTGCGCAGATTTACATTCGCGGCGTGGCCACGCAGTTCGATATCGCGTCGGTGGCGGTGGACCTTGGCGCCAAAAAGTTTTGGTCCAAACAGGCGGTCAACCCGACCTTTCCGAGCGGCATCATCTGGAACAACGATACCCTGACAAATCAAAACCCCAGCACAGGTGTCGGCGGCATTGACTTGTCCGTGTTCGGCACATCGCTGATCTTTCCCGTGGTCAAGGCGCAGACCAACTTGCAGAACACCTACACCTGCAATTTCGGCCAGAGCGCCTTCGCCAGCACCTTGCCGACCGGGTTCACTGCCGGCTGGCCTGGAACCCCCACCGAGTATGCGCAAGTGAGCATCCTCGGGTGAGCGACGAGTTCAACGAAAACCGAGTCCTGCAATCAGGCACCGTCACCCCTGGCCACGTCGCCAAGTGGGTCACGGATGGTGTGATCGAGGACGGCGGGCCGGGCGGCGCGACCGGCACCACGGGCAGCACCGGCCCGACCGGCCCGGCCGGCACGACAGGGACATCCGGCTCGACCGGGCCGACCGGGCCGACCGGCACGCCGGGCATGCTGGGTGTGACCGGGCCGACCGGCACCACGGGCATTACCGGCCCGACCGGATCGGCCAGTAGCGTCACCGGCCCGACTGGCGCGGCGGCTACGGGCAGCACTGGCCCAACAGGCGCCTCGGGGACGGCCAGCAGTGTCACCGGCCCCACCGGGCCTGGGGGCGGCGCTACGGGCGGCACAGGTGCCACAGGACCGGCCGGGCCGACCGGCAACACCGGGGCGACGGGTGCGGCCAGCAGCGTCACAGGACCGACCGGCCCGAGCGGCCCGACCGGGAGCGTCGGAGCGACGGGCAGCGTGGGCAGCACCGGCCCGACCGGGGCGGCCAGCAGCGTCACAGGCCCGACAGGCACAGCCGGGCCGACAGGCGCCACAGGCGCGGATAGCAGTGTCACCGGGCCGACCGGGCCGACCGCAAGCATGGGCGCGACTGGCCCGACCGGCGCTGCCAGCAGTGTGACCGGCCCGACCGGCCCGACAGGCAACACGGGCGCCGACAGCAGTGTGGCCGGGCCGACCGGGCCGACCGGCAACACCGGGGCGGGCGGGACGCAGGGCCAGACCGGCCCGACAGGCAGCACAGGGCCGACAGGCGCGGCCAGCAGCGTCACAGGGCCGACCGGCAACACCGGGGCTGCTGGCGCAGCCAGCAGCGTCACCGGGCCGACCGGCAGCACCGGGGCTGCTGGCGCGGCCAGCAGCGTCACAGGCCCGACAG